CTGTGTTATTCTTACCTGTGTAGGTTACGTACTCAACTCCGTACGTTAATGGAGAACCTAGAGCTAGTGTCCCTGTCTCAGAGAAGCCTTCAGTGTCTCTTACTATAATAGTTGCATCTGCATCTGTGATGTCTACCGTAAGCTCTGAGGAGCCGTTAGTTGATCTGTAGACTGACTCACCTCTAGCTGCAATAACTTCTCCTAAGTAGAAAGCAGTCATAAGAACTGGTTCGACATTAGTGTTAGTAAAGGGTACGTCTAGACCCCACTTAGTGTGTCCATTGATACGCCTATAGCCACCCGAAGTATCAGGCTCAAAGTTCTCTAACTCATAAGCCATTCCAGGTTGTATTGCAAAGTTAGATTTGTTAAGAACCAAACCCCCTTCTAGAGGGAACATATATGGGCTTAAACCAGAACTATCCGCCATACTAATACTTAACCACAGTTGATCGTACGTAAGGGTATCTGTTAGACAGTAACGTACGCATATCAGTTATACCTGTTTCAAACCTAGCCCAGTTAGCCTGGTACTGATCCATCTCACCCCGGAACTGATAAGCATAAGCAGTAGCACCATCAGCTATAACCTGACGATGAATCTCAGGTATGTAAGGTACGTCATCTGCATGAAGTAGGGGTACAGGCTTAGAGTAATGTTCAAACTTTATAGTATATTCTTTATCGGGGAAAGGGTAAAGCAAGAAGTTATCGTCAGGAGTACGGACAATACGTTTAGGTATCCCACCCGCACTTCCTGTATCTTCTTGCCAGATGCACTTAGCTACATATTCTTTATAAGCTAGTATAGCTAGTTTGTGTCCCTCAACACCTAAGTCACTATCTCCTACTAATCGAAAAGTATCATAGTCTATCGTCTTAGTATTAGGAGGTGCAGTATATCTTGTTTGACCAGCTACTAGCACTTCAGTAGCAGTTACATGGTTGAAAGGCCAGTTGAATGCGGCTGTATCTATGTAGTTAATAGCATCATTAACAGCATTCTTACACTGTACTTGAAAGCCACGGGCTGATTCAAAGCCAGAATTAGTCAGTGTAACCTCATTCATTCGAGATAACACTTCGTTAGTGATGTCTGTATACGTGTATGCCATCTCTTACCTTATACATATATAAAGGAGTAAGACTCCCCCGAAGGGGAGCCTCATTAGTGTTACGCTAGGTTGTAGCGAGCAGTTACAAGAGCTTCACTACGAAGAATCTTGCGACCGTATAGGTGCATACCACGAACAATATCAGCAAAGCTGTCTGGGTCACGGTAAGTCTCTGTCTTATTGATTTGCTCAGCAGAAGCTACAGCAGAATCATGTCCAGCAACAATAACACCATAGTTAGCATCTTGCGAAGCAACGCTAGTTGTGGCTGGGCCAGTACCTACAGATGGAAGGTTGTTAGATACATACACGCGGAAGCCATTCCACTTGTTCAGTACCAAACCATTACGGAGAGCACCTGATTCACCCCAGTCAGACTGAAGGAAGCGTGAGTCTTCGTCCATTAACACTTCGAGCATAACTGGGTCGATAACGCACCAGCGGCCTTCTTTGTCAACGTTCTGTTGGTCAAGCAAACGACCCATACGGTTAATAACCATAACAGGTGACGCATACTCATCTGGAAGTGCAGTAGCACCAGGAAGACGAGCAGCAACTGGAATCGAAGGAGCTGTTGGAACCGCAGTTGTAGTAATGTTACCAAAAGAGGTAGCATTCAACTTCATTGATGGAAGTAGCTCATCGTCATCAGCAGTATCAGTCTGCTTAGTACCGTTGACTAAGTCATTGACAGTATCGGAGTTGTCATGTAGTGTAGTCTGTTTGTAACCTGACAAGTAACCGAGAACCTCTTGGTCAAGCTGGTCAGCCAAGCGGTAAGCCGCACGGTTGGTAGCAAGGTCCATAAAGTTAACGTGAGACTGCTGCTCCTCGATGTCATCGACTTTAAAAGCAAAGTAGTTAGCTTTGTCAACAATGAGTGAGAAGTCATCATCTTCAAGGTCTTGAGCTTGAATGACTGTACCACGTTTGTACTCACTTACAGAGATTTCTGGTTCTTTGATAATGCGAACTGTATCACCTTGTGATGCAATTTCACCAAAGTAGTCAGAGTTAGTGATGTCGTTACAGATAGCCTTCTTACGAAATGCAAGTTGGACTTTCTTCGAATAGATTACGGATGAGAAGTTACCCTGAGGTAAGTTACCCCATCCACCAGCGGAGGAAAAAGCCATTGTTATATCCTTTCAAGATGTTTGGCTTGATATATAAAGCACTAGTGTGCTCCATTAGATGAAACTAAACAATCGGTACAAAAGGGCTGATAACTTATTAGGGTGCGTTTACGGTGTAAAGTAAAACGATCAATTATACTCTGTACCGTAAATGGGCCTATGCTTCTCAGGTATTCTTTATCAGTGATTATTAGTATTCAGTAAAAGACCATAAGAGGTCTACTGTATGCGTTAGAAGGGTATCCTAATGCAAGGGGCCACTAACACATACAGTTATATCACATTTATAACGGACTGTCAAGCCCTAAAATGCTATAATGTGAAATTATCTTGCTCTTCCAGATACATCATATACAAACTTATTAGATTGCATAGCTGCTTGGATAGCTTCGTACTTTTCTTCGAACTCAGAATCAGACATCTTCTGTACGTCTGACTCACGAATCATTGAGCTTGCATCGTTAGCATCAACTTTAGTACGTGTACGCTTCGTTACTGTTTTAGCAGCATCCTTAGCTTTAGACTTACGAGCAGACGGTGTTAAACCATTGTCTACTTTATATAAGTCTAGAACACGTATGACACTCTTAGCATCATCTGAGTTCTCGTAGAGAGCATCACGAACCCACTTAGGTTGTTCTTCTACCCAATCGTGGAAATCATCTGCTTCTCGTAGTTCATCAAAGTCAGAGTGAGACTTACGTATTTCAGTTTCAGCCTTGGTACGAGAAGCCTCATACTTAGCATCATCTAATTCCTTAAAGCGATCTTCAGCTTGCTTAAAGCGTTCAGAAGCCTTACGATCAGCAATAGTCTCAACAATAGAAGCTACGTCCGGGTATTCTTTAGCCCATGCTTCTATGTCCTCGTCTGTCTTAGGAGTTCTAAAGTTAGCTGTAGATGAATCTTTAGCTTTCTCTACTTCTGCTTTCCACTCCTTCTCTTTTGTAGCCATATGCCTACGTAGGTCACCATAACGTTTCTTGAAGGACTTCTCTTCACGACTTAGGTTAGAATCGTCTTCATCGTCCTCTTTGGCTTCTACTTCATTATTCTCAGTCTGTGATTCTTCTTGTTCTTCTGTTTCTTCTTGACTACCTTCAGATTGAGCTTTAAGTAGTTCTTCTATCTCTTCTTCGTCCTTCTTTAGTTTAGCTTGTTTAGCTTCGTAATTAGAACCTCTATTTATGAAACCAACTTTGTTAGGTGTTGCTTCTACTATCATATTGTCAGCCATTGTATATTCCTTTATGTTGGGGTCAGCCTTATGCTGAGTGGCCTTATCTATTATGTCGGAGTATTTTAAGTTATATTGTTCGGAGACCTAATCCTTTCTTACTGTTTACTTTAGCTTTACCTTTCTTAGCGGAGCTTCTCTTTTTAGGTTTAGCAACTAGACCACCTTTAGCGAATGCACCTGTCCTGTTTGAACCATCCTTTTCAGAGCCAACATCAGCACCAGCTGTACCTTGCCTTGATACAGCGTTTTGTGCATTAGCACTGTCATCATTCCCATTATTTATAGAGCCTGTGTTGACAGAGGTACCTGCTGGAGTAGTAGTAGTTCCACTCTTCCCACCGTTACCTCCATTATTAACACTACCGTTACCTCCACTATTAACTGGAGGAGCAGTTGGTCCAGTATTAACAGTCCTACCTGTAGGAGTAATAGTTCCTGTAGGAGTAGTGGTAGTATCTTCGGTATACCTGCTGGCAATCTTGTCACCATCCCACATACTTCGAGGAACTCCATCAAGTCCTAGTTCTTTAGCTTTCTCCTCTACCGCATCTCTCAACTTCTTTGCTTGGTCAGCATATCCTTTACTAGCTAATACGGCAGCGTGAGCATTTGCTTCAGCTAGACCTCTTAGATTAGCAGCTTTATTTACAGCTCCGTAAACAACACCACCAAGAGCGGGAGCACCAACTGCTGCACCAGCCACTAACGATACACCCTTACCTACCTTATCTAAAAGAGTTCCTTTGTTAGCACCTACCTCAGATAAGTCATTAATAACCTGATTAAACACACCATCAGGATCAGAATAGTCGTAGTCATCAAACATATTCTCAAATGATCCAGAGGAACCGTTACCTATCTTACCAGACTGACCAGAGTCTATCCCTGCGTTACCTGTAGTACCTACACGGTCATCACCTGTACGTGGTT